GATAATATGCCATTGAGAACCAAACGTAGAAAATCAGAACGTAATACAGTAAGTCTTGACATCTAAACAAATTTAGTATAATATTCCAAGTTACATCGACTAACTAATCTAATCTAACAGATAAAGTAATAAATATATATTATTTCAGTATTATATATATTTATTTATGTTTGAAAATGGTCTTTTTATATTTCGCAGAGATTTACGTATTCAAGATAACATAGGACTGAATTTAGCATTGGAACAATGTAAACACATTTATCCGATTTTTATATTTACTCCTGAACAAGTGACTGATAAAAATAAATTCAAATCGGACAATGCGATTCAATTTATGATTGAGAGTTTGGACGACTTACAGAGCAATATTCATAAACAACGGGGTAATTTGAACACGTTTTATGGTGAAAATGACACCGTTATAAAAAAACTAATCAACAAATGGAAAATAGAGGCGGTTTATTTTAATGCTGATATAACTCCATATGCGAAAAAACGTGACCAATCTATCGTAAAATTATGCGAAAAAATGAAAGTTGAATGTGTCACGGGGCAAGACTATTATCTATATGAACCAAATGCTGTGGTAACTGGTGCGGGTGATTATTATACCAAATTTACGCCTTATTACAACAAGGTCTTACACATAAAAGTTGATGCGCCAAAATACCCACGGCAATTTCATTTTACGAACGTGGACGATAGCAATATTACTATAACCGATGCGTACTTAAAATTTACAGAACCTAATCAGGATATATTAGTAAGTGGAGGGAGAGAAAATGGATTAAAAATAGTAAATGATATTGGCAATTTTAAGTCATATGGGAAGACACGAAATGAGTTAGATACACAAACCACTCATTTAAGCGCCTATTTAAAATTTGGAAATATATCAGTGAGAGAAACATATGAAAAAATGAAATCAAAATTAGGATTAAATAGTGATTTATTACGGCAAATTATTTGGAGGGAATTTTATGCGCAACTTTTATACCATAATCCTCAAGTATTGGGCAATCCTCTGAAAGAAAAATACGATAAAATCAAGTGGGATAAAAACACAAAGCATTTGAATGCCTGGAAAGCAGGTATGACTGGTTTTCCCATTGTGGATGCTGGAATGAGAGAAATGAATGCGACAGGCTATATGCATAATCGTGCCCGATTGATAACAGCCAGTTTTTTGATTAAAACATTGCTTATAACTTGGGAAGACGGTGAAAAATATTTTTCACAGCATTTAACAGATTATGATCCAGCCAGTAACAATGGAAATTGGCAATGGGTTGCTTCAACTGGTGCGGATTCACAGCCTTACTTTCGCATATTTAATCCGTGGTCTCAATCCGAAAAATATGATACAGACGCAGAATACATTAAAAAATGGATTCCAGAACTACAATCTGTTCCCGCAAAAGCCATTCATAACTGGAACAACGAGTGGGAGAAATACGCGGAAGTTAAATATCCGAAGCCAATTGTGGATTATGAAAAACAGAGGAAACTGGCACTAGACATGTATAAGAAAGTTGTGTAAACTGTCATCGAGTTATATTTTATTTATTTGATACAATTTTATCATATCAAATATTCCTATGTTATCATAAATATTTACTGAAATACCAACATCCGGTATGGGAATAGATTCGTCTATTATTACTTTGGATTCATCTACCATAATAGTCATAGTGTCGTTCCTGCTACTACCAACATCTGTTAAAACATTGATATACAGCGTATCGCACATTGTATTTACAAGTTTATCTATTTCACTCGTTTTTTTAGATTTTCTCCTTCTAAATTGCGGTTGGATATCAATTCTATAATTTATATTTCCATTGATATCATTGTATTCATTCACTGTATCACACACACAATATGATTTATTGATATTTATACAGTTACGATTGGTAACATCATTAAAAATAGTTTCATTTGTTTTACTTTCATTGTCTAAATTATATTTAACAATCTGGTTATACAATTTGTTATTTTTATAATCAGTGTATGTTATACTCATCCGCATCAGACTTATATTATATTATAGTAGTATGTTTATGTTTATTTTCTTGGGTTGTTTATTTTATTGGTTTGTTTCCTTTTCTTGGTTTGTTTCCTTTTCTTGGTTTGTTTCCTTTTCTTGGTTTGTTTCCTTTTCTTGGTTTGTTTCCTTTTATTGGTTTGTTTCTTTCCATTTTTTCGATTTCGCCTTGTTTTTTGTTTTCTTCCACCAGAGTAGTTAAACGCATCATCCTCAAAATCTAGGTATTCTAGATTGCTGTCTATTAATTCTGTTTGACCGGGCAACTTCTCCAATAAATATGTTTTTAAATTATTTTGTTTTTCATCTTCTGATGTTCCTGGTGGAAAAGGTTCTTTCGTATGTAGTTTATACCAATCCTTAATATATTCAATTACTAATTTTTGGGGGTTAAAGGCAATGATTGCTTTTAATAGTTCGCATTGTTTTTTGGTCTCGTCGTCTTCATCTGTTTCATTTGATATTAATATTCCACACGGAGTTACTAACGAATTTACGATGCGTTCCAATGCGCCGGCAGCACAAGTCATTGCTACGTCTCCTTCACCTTCATATGCTTGAACGCATTCTTGAATAAATGTATTTACGTAATTATCCTTGAAGGGGCTGCTTTGTTTATCTACATAGTTTAAGGTATAAAAAATAGAATCTAGAAATTCCGTACTCATATCTGAGTAATTCAACCTATCTAATCGCTGTGTCATTATTTGATTCAAACCGTTACGTTTTGTTTCTTTTTCGGTGTCCGATTCTTCACTGGCATCAATCATCGTGGCGATTGACGTCTTGATAAATGTAGGAAAGTCTAAATCCAATGGACGTTCTGGTGAGCCAGACTTTTCTTTTAAAATTTCGTTTAATTTGTTGTAATTAATCTTGCCAGCTGCTTTGTGTATTTGATATGCATCTACCCTCACATACTGTGATTGCTCTCCGAATATCGGTTTATTTTCATCGCTCATAGCACTATCGTCAAACATATTCGCCCTTCTAGTTACATTACTAACGTTCCAATTATTTAGTGGCCGGTCAAATGTCATAGCTTGATTAAACATCGACTCCATATCTGTTACATTGCTAACGTTCCAACCAGCTAACGGTTGGTTAAACACCAAACAACCATTAAACATCGACTCCATATCTGTTACATTACTAACATTCCAATTATCCAATGGTTGGTCAAAACTTTCACATCTGCTAAACATACCATTCATATCAGTTACATTGCTAACGTCCCAATTATCCAATGGTTGGTTAAAATTGAGACAATCACTAAACATACCATTCATATTAGTTACCTGGGTAACGTTCCACTTATCCAATGGTTGGTTAAAAATGTGACATCCCCAAAACATACCATTCATATCAGTTACCTGGGTAACGTTCCATTTATTTAATGGTTGGTTAAAACTTTCACATTCGTTAAACATATACACCATCTTAGTTACATTGCTAACGTTCCATTCATTTAATGATTCATTAAAATCGGTTAAACCCTCAAATAATCCAGCCATATTAGTTACTCGGCTAACATCCCATTTAGATAGGGATATTCCCTGTAAATATATAGGTAACGAATCACGATTATCAACGTACAATCGTACTAACTGGCGTATATTATCATCTGTAATGTTATTGTTGGCAATAGTTTCTATTTGATTACTCCCACTAAATTCTGCCATTTATATGTTTACATATTATATTTTACATTTGTTACACTGACTTTCAAATATATTTGTAAATACATATCGTCAAACATTAGACTTTATTTTATATTATTATTGTAGTTAAGGTAGAATGAATAATGACACTACACATACACATACACATACACATACACATACTTCAATTGAAGAGATATTTATTATATTCGTAATAAATGATAAATTTGTTCGATGGGAAATGTTTTCTCCGAACGCGTCATTACGTGATATTTATACGGTATTACAAAATAAATATCGTATTCGATATTGTACATTACACTTGGACGATGTATATTTATCAATATATAATCGGTGTAAATTATACGAATTGTGTGAAACAGACACTGCTACATTGTATATTACAACAGCCGATAAAAAATATACTCTATCTAAGAGCATATTCTAATTTATGTTTTGTTTACTCCGTGTCATAAGCACAGTAGCACCCTTATCTGCTAATCCACAACATCCTAGAGAAGGAGAATGTCCTAGGATTGTCGAACCATCTTGTAGTTGAACATCAGCTACATATGGCGTTTTACATTGCTGTGAGGGTCGCTTTACGATTTCACCGGAATAAACATTTTCCAAGTCAACCAATAAGATGGACATATTTTAGTATTTGACAAAACGATTTACTATGTTATTCAGTTCAATTTTATTATGTTTTGTAACATATTCTTTATCTCAATTTCATAAGTATATAATAGTTTGGCTACTACATAACCTAATAAATACCCAGCAACAACTTGTATGAAATTATGACAACCTTTCATAATTCTAGCATACCCCATTAAAATGATAGGAAAGTTATAGACGAATATACTAGTCCAGTTATTTTTTGTACTACGCAACCATAACATATTCATTAAGAATGAGATTGACGTAACATGACCTGACGGAAACCCGGATTTATGGTCGACTAATCCACCCATGTTAAAAAGCGAACAATCCATAGCGCCATTTGGTCGTTTAAATATTGGAGCATACCATCCAGTAGTTACTTCCTTTATAAAGTCATGAAAAAATAAACATAGCCCAGAACCCAATATCAATGTAGGTTCTAAACTAAATAAAATATAGATGTTTGCCAAGAGAGCAAAGACAGAGATAAAATCATATATAGAATCTATTTTCACAAACATTTAATTATTATATAAGAATTAAATATTTATTTTTCGCATATTTACACATATTCGAGTTATATAGTGCCTTTTTTTAAGTTACTACTTTCTGTTTTTTTTCGTTCGCCTTCTATTGTCAGTTCGTTTTCCACCAGTATAAGTGGTAGTAGTGGTGACTGTTTTTTTTACAGGTGGTGGATGTCTAGGTTTATTCAATGTATCAACCTGACGTTCGCTTAATGGAGCCGTTTTACCAAGTGGTTTATCTAATCCAACTAAAGAATAATAATCAGTCACAATACCCTCTCTCTTTTGCATACAATTCAATCGTGTAGATTCTATAAACGACAAGTCATTACCCTTGTGTAATACAAAATTTATCTTAATTTCGACAATCGGAGATTTCTGTCCAGGAACTGGTGTTATTACATATTTATTGTTCCAATTATAACTGTTGATAGCATATTGCGATTGATATATAAAAAAGCTAGCACCTTTTTTGAAAAATAAGTCCAATATAAATTTAATGTTGTTATAGATAATACCTTTCTTCTGCGCATCAGCTATAGTAATAGGTTGATACATTTTCTTTTCTTGTAGCATAGTAATAAAATTATCAAGTTGGGCAGAAGAAAGAAATATTTTTTTTATGTCATCGTCACCTAAATTCTTGTCAAACAAGTCCCGTTTTAATTTAATGGAAGGTATAAAAAATATATTGGGAAACAAACTATATAATTTGGGGTTGGACATACTAGGACTATACTTCATATCTGTGACAATAACTCCATTTATGGTAGAGGCATCAAATGTAACCTTCAATATATTATTACTCATCTTATAATAATAATATATTATTTCTTAATTACTATCTACCATAAATTCAATTATCGGTCAAACTGTGGTACTGATTTAATAAGTTTAAATTTCTCTCTTTTTCCTTTTGTTTCTTTGCCTTTTCAAGTGTCTCGATTGCCTTGTTAATTTCGCTGTCACTAATGATTCCGTCTTTGTTTGTGTCAACATTAATGCGGAGATATTTATCTGGCAAAACACAGAACTTACTTTTATTATTTAATAAGAATTCCGATAAAATAACAAAGACAGCAGTTAATGTAAGTGCTACGACAATATCTCTTGTACCCATCCAAGCCATCGTAAATATAAGAACCTCTCTGGCTACATTGTATTTAATATACGCTTCCATTGAATCACTTAATTTAATTTCAACAAATCTAGAACCAATGTTTAATAAAATCATCATAACACCTGTAAAATATTTACTACTATTTAATACATCTAAAAATTCAAACATTTATATAATATATATATTATCATTAGAAAAAGTATTTCTCTAAAACAAACCTAATCTTCTTCCAAAATCTTTAAAATTCGTATTAAAATGAGACGTAAATGTCTCTTGAGCACTTCTGAACGTACGCAGATGAGGTCGTACAGTTTGTCTAAAATAACTAGTAAAACCTTCTTGTTTTGGAGGTACAAAAACTATCGATATAACAAATATAATCAGTACAATTAGTAGTTTTAGTTTATTCATATAAAATATGTCATTATTTTATTGTTTGTCTATTGTTTTTTTATTACCAGCTCTCGGTCAACTGGTTGAGTATTAGAGTCTTGTGGTCGTAAATTTTCTTCATTAGTTAGTTGTTCGACGGATGAAACTATTTCAAACTGACACTCTTCATCACATGGATTACATGTGTCTCCTGAAAATTTAATATCAGGAAAACTAGTTTTGATTAAATCAGATGTAATCTCCTTTCCATCTTTCATCAAAATTCCATTTTTACAATTAGTTTTTTTAAACATAGAGACACTAGATTCTTCTTTAGATTCTTTAGAAGAATCATCGTTATTTTCCATACCCTCAATTACATATTGATTCATAGAAATGACTAATAAAAGGGCTAATATTCCTGCTAAAACATGAAAATGAGCAGCTATTACAATGAATACAATAAATACAATTTTTCCTAAAACATGATTGAAGTTAAACAAACGATTCATTCTTATATAAATTAAAAATATAATTTTTCCGTAGGTTGATTAAATTATTATCTGTATTTTTTATAAGTAAATGTCTTTAGCAATGTATGCCTCTGATTTTAATAATGAAGGTACAGAAAATAATATTATTCAAAAAAAAAGAGAAGGTATGCGAAATAAGACCTTGAAACGTCGCGAACCAATCAAACCCAATAATAATGTTGATGTAATGAGAAAACGAATTCAAGATGCCGACGATGATGACGACGACGAAGAAGGTAATTTAAGTAATTTTCAACCGCTTCAAAACCCTAGTTCAGTTGGTGTAGAACGTATGGAAAATAGTATGCCCCATAATATGGAAAATGGTATGGTTGAGAGAATGGACGCACAACAACAAATGCAGCCAAATTACCATAATCAACCACAAACACAAAAAGAAGGTTTTACACAATTACCAAGTGAATATGCCAAACAATATTATCAACAATATGTGCCCTACTTCAATCAAGGTTCAGATGATACTAGTCCAAATGGTGTAAACAAGGATGAATTGCTTACGAAACTAAATCAAATAATTTATCTATTAGAAGAGCAACAAGACGAAAAAACTGGAAACGTAACTGAAGAATTAATCTTGTATTCCTTTTTAGGAATATTCATTATCTTTATAGTCGATTCATTTGCTCGAGTTGGAAAATATGTAAGATAAAACGGTACACGACAGACAATTACAAACAATAACTACATTCGATAATTCGTTTAATATTATAATTAAATATATTATCATTTCTCATATGGAAAATAATAATATTTTGATAGAGACTATAGAAAAAGAGCAACAACCGCAACAACAGCAACAGCCGCAACAACAGCAACAGCCGCAACAACAGCAACAGCCGCAACAACAACCACAACAACCTAATATAACAGATGTTGAAATTAGAGATGAGCACACCGCTTTAAATGTGATGGTATCATTCCTTCATTTAGCTCAAAAAAGAGGAGCTTTTAATCTTCAAGAATCAGCCAAAGTTTGGGAATGTGTAAAAATATTTATGAAGCAATAATATTTTTAATTTTATATTGTATAAATATAAATGAAAGCGTCTTCTAATTTTATGAGATATGTCCAAATAATGGCGTTCTATGTATTGATTTCATACATACTTTTCCCACTAATTGGATATTTTATGTTTGGAAAAACATTACAATCAGCCGGCAATGGGTTTGCCATTGGAAGCATTGTTTCCATAGTATTATGGTATATATATGGTAGAACGCTAATTACCTCCTAGTTGGAACGCAATCTAATCATCTGTTTTACAGTAAAAAATAAATTTAACCTCATAATAGATTAAATTTATTGAATCAAACAAAGTCAAACGCTTGTCTTGTCCATTTATTCAGGTTTTTGGAATATATACAAGTATTGGTGTTCCATTTGTGCCATGAGTAAATCGACTTGGGCATAGGTAATAAACCCGACTTCTTTACATTGGTTGATAACTGTTTGCTTAGAAGGTATCCACATTTTATGAATATTTTGTCTCGTTTTTTTAGAACCAGGTGTAGTATCTTTAAAAATTTCTTGAAACTGAACCACGTCATTTGGGAATATTTGGAAATCCGCCTTGTAATCAAAATTATTAAATACCACGTTGGATGTAGTGATTCGTTTTTCGGCGAAGCTCTGAGGATTTACCATAATAAATGGCTTTGCTGCTGGCACGACCGGGTCGAACTTATTTTTGTCTACGAGTTGAACTATAAAAAAACCACCAGGTCTTAACCAGTTAAATACGTTTTGTAAAAAGGTGGTTTTATCTTTGTAATAATAATAATTCATATTCAAACAAACAATGTGTGTAAATTGTTTATGTTCAAATGTCATAGCTTTCAATGGAGAGCCTTGAATAAAATTTATTTCCGGATATTCTTCTTTAGCATATTTTACCATCGCTTGAGACTCATCCAATCCAATCACTTTACTTCCTTGTTTATGAAATTCATTCGCAACATGTCCGGTTCCACTTCCAATTATCAAAATATTACTTTCAGTAGTTGGTTTGGTTATATTTTCAATGCTACCCACCTCATATTGATTTACTATCTCTTTATAAAATAATTCGTCGTATATATTGACGTAGAAATCATCAAATAAATTAATGCCTTTTTTCACCACAAAACTCTCCTTCTGGTCGATAAAACCTTCTTTAACCGGTGTATGTGATTTGTAAATATTCACTAAAATAAATACTAGTATCAATACAATTAATAAATGAACCCATACAGGCATTTTATGTAAAAATCTTTCTAGTCTGGTGTAAATTTTTATAAATGGCGAATAGAAACTGTTCAATTCCATCTTATATGTATATTTATGTTATTTTTTTTATAGGAAAATTTATATGAATGAATATGAAATTAATGATATAAGGTCTGAAAAAGAATTTAATGGCATTACTTTTTCCAAATTTAAAAGAACGGAGGTTAAAAGGGAATTACTAAATAGTCTTGCGGCCGGACGAATAGAACAGGCGTTACATTGGAGTGCCGAATTTATTTGTTGTGGATGTTTCATAGATTTGTGGGATATAATTTTAAATTTTGTCGGAAAACATATTCATTTAGGTAATCCTAAATTACCCATCTATTTGGAATTGCGATTCAAGAATTTTAAAGAGATTATTTCTACTTATATTGGTGTTGAATTGGATATGCGGAACAATGACAAAGTTCGAAAACTATTTGCCGAAATCATAACAATTCTTTGTAACTCAAAAAAGAAACATTCTATCGAAAGTATTAAAATAAAGAAACAAGAAGAGTTTGATATGACCTCCATGTCCAATAAATTAAAGGCTCCTACAGTTCAATATGCGACTGCCATTTTTCAAAAAGATGATCCAAAAGAATTATTTATTGCTATAAATGAATTTGCTTATCATGTTTCTAAAGATTCATTAAATTCATTAGAGGCATGTTATTGGTTAGAGTGGATTATGGAATTTGAAAGTTTATGTAAGAAGAAGAAGGAATTTTGTATCTGCGAAAAAAGGACATTCGTTGTAGTGGATGAAAAATGCCATAAAGAGCCAATATGGTTGATATGGGATGTGTTATTTCACACAAGTTCGACAAGTAAAAACGAGATATCTAAAAAAATATTAAAAAGCTTATTCGAACTCTTTTGTGTGCGTTATACATCTGGTACTAAAAAGAAGAGGAAATACTTGCTTTATTTTGCTATTTCTCTCTTGACTGACAAATTTGAATCCAATATTGATATTATCGAAAACAAAACAACGGTAGATAACATTACGAAGAAAATAAATCTCATCTACAAGGAAATTAAAAAAAATGAACAGGCACCAGTAGCAAGCTATCTCTTTACAGGTCTTGAAAAGAGTAATAGAGAGAAAACATTTGAAAAATTGGAGGCGTTAAATAATATGAATACCATTATTCGTAGTTAGTTAGTTAGTTCGCCTATTTATGCTACGGCGGTTGTATTGTAAGTGTAATACCTAATACTTAATTGATAATATTTTATAGGTAACAAATGTTACTAAATAAAATAAAATGCCACCCCACAATGTATCGAGCATACCAGTCATCCATTTATAATTCTTAAATATGGCAATATTGGTAAAGTCAAAAACACCATATACACACAACCCCAATATAAACGCATCGGTTGGTGATTTTCTCTCTAAAATGATAAATTTATATAGAACCAATACTAACAATATGTAAGAACCTACTACACCATAGATATTTAAGGTCATTTCTTCCTTTTGAATGCCCTTGACCATTTTGGCGAATAAAGGTCCACCAATATTGGATAAATAAAGGCCGTCTAGTGCTAACATGGAAAATGCTGGAATTATATAATCCATTTATTATATATTACCTAGTTTTTTAATTTTTATTTTTATATAAGCAATTTTATATATGGAACGTATTAGCAATAATATTCCCTCTGGTATAACAGCAGATATAGACGCATCTCCTAAAATATCCCAATCCAATTCTAATGATGGGTATTTTTCTACAAATGGTAATACAAATTATACAAGAATAGGAATGATTGTAGTGATTCTGTTATTTTTAGGAGTCAACATCTTTTCTTATTTAGGTGATTTTCTTCAAATTATTAAAGAAGCATTGGCTCCTCTTCTTAAAACTATTCTAGAAAGTTTGGGGTATGTTGTTACAGAAACGACCAAAGATGTAACACAAATTGCGGCATCAGGTGCTAAATTGGGTATAGATGTTGCGGCCGGAACAGTAGAAAGCGGCATTAATGTGATTCAGGGACAATTAGATTTAGAACAGGGTGCCAATCAAGGTCAAGGTCAACGAGGACAATCCCCTTCTCAACCCAATAATATGCCCAAGCAGAATTTATTGTCGGCATCCCTATCAAGTGCTCTAGCAGATGCTGAATATAATAGCGAACCTATGCCTGACGATTCTATGAGTTCTACACAAAGATTGGGTCCTGGTAAATCTGGATATTGTTACATTGGCGAAGACAGAGGTTTCCGTAGCTGTATTGCTGTTAGAGACGGAGATGTATGTATGTCGGGTGATATTTTTCCTTCGCAAGCTCTTTGCGTAAATCCTTCCTTGAGAGAATAGAGAATAGATTAGATAAATACAATAAAGTCTGATTAGAAGTTATGAGACTTTATTGTATATGTATATGTAATTACCCTAGATTCCCCTTTTTTCCTACAGGAAATCCTAACATACCTGGCGCCCAAGCATATTGAGGCCATTTGGTTCCTCCAGCCAAATAAGTTCGACGAACAATATAATTGGTGAGAGGTACGGTTGGATAATTTGTAATTCGTCTAACTGGCCCAGGTGTATCGTTTTGGTTCGTCAATGCCCAATTTCTACTCACATTTGGACATAATAATACCGACGAATTGTCCAATACTAAATTATGCGTATTTGAATATGTATGTGTTTCACTTTGACTAGCAAACGTCTGTCCTCTTTGTCGTCCAATTCCTCTCGCTAGTCTAGAATAATGCTGTTTTTTAGAGAATCCAGCACCATTGTTTTTATATTGAAATATTACCGCCTTGCGTTTTTCACTTAAATCGTCGTATGTCATTGGATTACCATTTGGTAAAGTAGCTCCACTTAAATCAACACAATCCCCTGATGCCCTGGACCAGATGGTTGTTTGATTTGCCAAATCCTGATTCCACGTACAACCATTTCGTGCCGAGACAATATAATATACATATAATATTACCACTCCACTCCCACCTGCGCCTGAAAAATTACTTTCATCTATGTTTCCATTTTGGCCGGCACCCCCCCCACCAGAATTCGGTCTTCCATAAATAGAGTCCGCCGCAGATATAGGAGTAACGGTGCGACATAGAACTGGTACACCAAATGCTGCATTCCCTCCTCCTCCTTCACCACCATATCCCCCTCGCCCAAAACAATTACCGGCGGTATCGTCAGTATTGCCACAATCCATTTGACCATAAAATGAACCGCCACCTCCACCTCCACCATAATATATTCCATTCACCAAAGGTCCAAAATTACCACTATAACTACAAGTCCCTTCTCCTGACACTAGATCTGTTACCCCCCCATCACCACCTTTACCATCATAGCCTGGTCCTCCACCGCTGTTTCCGCCAATACCCGCACTTGATACAGTCGCGGCTCCCCCCCCCTTACCACCATTCGCATTGTATCCCAGTATAGAACACGCATCCCCATCGTTTCCTGGAATGTTGTTTCCAACCAGCCCTCCTCCAACCGCTGATCCACCACTTCCAATGATGACAGAATATGGGACATTTGGAAGAATCGTAAGATTAGTATTATATATAACCTCACCGCCTCCACCTCCACCTCCACCATTGTATCCACCTCCAATGGGGTCCCCACCAGGGTCGAATCCAGGTGGAGATTTTTCTCCTCCAGAACCGCCACCACCTACAATAAGAACGTTTGCTATATAGCTGATATTATAATCTTCACAATTCGTCGTTGAAAATGTTATTGAGTTACTAATATCAAATGTAAATATGTGTTCGTTTCCATTAACCACATGTGAACCATTTATTCCATCTAATTCATATAAAGTCGTAAATAGTAGAGGAGAACAAGACATTTACTAAGTATATAATAACAATTGAGATTATTGTTATTATATTCTATCTAAACCGTTGATAAATAGATAGTAGATAGATAAACCATCGGTAGATAAACCATCGGTAGATAAACCATCGGTAGATAAACCATCGGTAGATAGTAGATACTAGATATTTAAGGGTTATATCCATCTTTATTTCCCATAAAGAACCATCTTAAAGATAGATATCTGGGCATACTTTCGGTCATGTCTTGACCCACCATTTTAAGATTCGGTCCATTATCAACGATACTTTGAATTTCTCCAGTGCCTAAACCATAGTTGAAATATCTCAATTCAGACATATATCCCGAAAATCCACCATTCATTGCTACAAATACGTCGCCATAGTTTTGTTTCGGAACCCCCTTCATAATTAGTCTCTTGGCCAATTTACCATTGATATATGTATCTAAATTATGGTTTTCAACACGTAATTGAACACATACCCATTTATTAATAGGAATATCGTCAATAGTGACGCGCTCCTCAATATCATTAAATGTATTCATAACTACCACTAAAGAATTGGTATTCGGGGCAATATACAAACCCGGGGCATTATTAGGTTGGTTCATTCCAATGGGTTGTTGTGTATAATTAATATTGTCATTTCCCTTGTGGAAGATGTGTCTAAATTGACCTTGTTGATATACTAAATCGTCGATGAATAGCCATACGGAATAAGTAAATTCTATTCCCTTTTCTTGGTTATCTGACCGAACAAGTGGTACAGAACCATTTGAATTGGGGTTCTGTGGAATTACCATCATATTTTTACCATTAACCATACCATTGATTAGATACGGTGACTTGCTATATGAAAATAACCATGTTAACAATTGAATGCTAAATCTTATAGCAATAATAAATACGATTAAAACTAATAGTAAGAAAGCGACTTTTGCTACTAAACTATTTGATTCTAAAAATTCCTTTGTGCCATTTACGACATTATTACTTTTAAAACTATCAAATGTTCCTGCACCAGATGAAATAGTTCCAAATTCTGACATTTCTTATATATAATACATAAGAAATTTAGATATAATATTAAATTTTATTCTTGTGAATTATTCATTGTGAATTATTCATTATTGATTGAGTTGTTTCATTTATTTACAGGGTTAAACTACCTTGTTGTTGTCCATCCTTTAAATATTCTATTCTAACTTGATATGGGAAATCAATGCCTCCACCTCCATAACCACTACGATAGATGTTATAGGCCTCTTGGGGATTTAATGAATTGGCATAGTAATGAATATTAGAAGTATATCCAGAAAAACCTCCTTGAGGTGTTACATATACGGGCGCGTCGTTTGCTATCTTAGCAACACCTGGTAGAACACATGTTCTTACAAGCTTTCCGTCGATATATATATCCATTGTTCGTCCATATAAGCTAACAATGACATTGACCCATTTTTGAACAGGAACATTGTCTACATTACAAGTGTGGGTAGAAGCCGAAGTAGCAGCCGACTGAGCAGAAGGATATACCGTTGTTTCAATCTTTAGATTATTTTCAATTGCTCCTAAAACAATGGAAGGACTTGGGTTTAATTCTTTATCTAATCTTCCTAAAATGATCTTAGGCTCGCCATATCTATAACTCCAGTCATCAATGTAAAACCAAACAGAATAGGCATAATTGGACGCATTACTTTGCGCTAAATCACTTGCCGAAATCTTCGTAACCTTTTTACCATCAGTTAACCCGACTAGTTTGGTGTTATCTCCAATAAACCATCTTATAAGAATGATTAATAATAATACCAATACAACTCCTATTACAATATTCATAACAGACATAGCCATAATATAATATACAGTTAGAAATTTTCTAAATTACTGGAGGATTTAATTTTTTTACAGAATTATATGCCCAATTAATTTTACCTCTTGAAATCGCATTCCTATAATATGTTACGTTACATATACCGCCGTAAATACCAGATGTCGTGCCTGAAGTCATCATTGTATCATCATTATAAGGAATAATACCTGGAGTAGAAGAAACTAATTTGTTATTTATAAAAATGTCCAGTGTCGCGCCATCATAATTTACTATTATGTGATTCCATCGCTGCATATTAAACTCGGTTGTCTCGTAAACAATTATTTCGTTTTTACCTTCGGTCTCCATCTTAATTCGTAAATTATTTTTTGATACATTAAATAAAATATTAGGTTTGTTTCCTATATTTAATAATGACGTATAATTATCATAACTTGAATTAGTTTCCGGTGGGAAAGAATCAATATATATCCAACTTGATATGGCGTATTGATACTGAAATTTATCATCTACAAAATTTACATCACGAAATGTTCCTAAATTAGTTTCCACATTTAAATTGACTGGTTGTTTTAATAGCTGTTGTGAATTATGTGTTAGTATTTGTTCCATTAACCAAGGGTATACAAAATACAACCCAATTAGTACTAATTCAACTAGTAAAAGAATCACAATTGGCTTGGTAGTGAGTTGATATTGGTATTTAATATAATCAGTTAAGTCTAGTAATAAACAAGGGACATATGTTATTATTTTCAATAATAATTTACCCCACGATGGCTTAGTTTCACCAGGTTCTCCTCCGTGTATACCAAAATATTTGACTGCTATCGTTAATAATCCAACCACTATTAAAATATTTAATCCGAACAGAAAGTATGTACTAAAATTCGTATAATACGATGCCATATTGAATAAAAAATAGACGATGGCTATTATTAAAATAATCGAAAACATAGATGTAAATACCTTGCCAAAATAACTGAGTGCCCCCGCATTTTCTACATTTTCAAAAGTGTTCTTCTTTTTTTGATAAAATAAAAATGCCATGATGATTAAAAACCCTCCTAATAAACTTAAAAATATGCTTGCTCCTCCATTCTTTTCAGTAATCAATTCGTATGGATTGGTCGTGTAGATTACGATAATTGTGATAACATAGACTAACAGACCCATTAAAAGTCCAACTTCCATTTTATAAGTAGATGTGTAAAATTTTAACAAAGCCAATACATATCCAATCATATTTATTATTTTTCCCATAGTTTCTGTGGCGGTTGAATCAAATACAGGTGGTTCCTTTTTTTCAGTTGGCGAATCTCCTCCTATTAATATATTTGTTTTATTTTGTTGTTTGTTGCCCATTAATAAACCATTAGAAATAAATTACAGATTTTCCATTGCTGTTTTTCGTCCATGACAATCTCTACATAAAGCTACTAAATTATCGACGTGGTTAGAACCTCCATTATCTAATCGTATTTTATGATCTACTTCAAACCACGCTGGCAATTGTTTTTGGCAATGTCCGCATTTCCAACTTTGCTGGGAAGCGACAAATTTCTTTTTTGTCTCGCTAACACACCTTTTTGTCCCGGTTTTACCAGACTCCATAATACGGTTAATTTGCTGTTGTTGAGGGTCAAAACCTCCACCACCCCCATCTCCACCACCCATAAAAGGGGTTTGATTTGTAAAATCGGTAAATGGAGTAAAAATGTCTAATGTGGATTTGGCACTTGGCATAAACTTTACAATGTTAGTTAGTTCATGCACAAGTGATTGGGATTGATATGGATTCTTTTTCAAATATAAATAAATACTTAATCCGGCAAAAGCAAACCCGGCCATTTTAAAGTACTTTTGCCAAGACTGTAATATTTTGATATAATTTCCGTCATAATATGTATTTGCTATAAAAAATCCAGATACCGCTAAAATTAAGAATTCTAATTTCATATACTATAATATAATATTTATAAAGTTTATTTTTTATCAATATTATTGCGACCGTTTCTGATTATTTTTATTTCGTCATTTTCTTTTTTGTCTTCGGTTTCTTTTTTGGTTTTAGTTTCAACGTAATATTGGACTTGGAGTTGGACCTGGACTTGGAGTTGGACCTGGATTTGGACTTGGACTTGGATTTGGACCTGGACTTGCTTCGACTAATTAAATCATCTACTCTAGTAGGCGATTTATTAATATCTTTGCTAATAGAATAATTACGTTTAAATGTGGATACTGATAATAACGTATTTTCAGAGTCAATTATTCCGTTCAATTCTTTAATGGAATTTATTAGTTTATTTATGTCTATTTTCTCTCCCCCATTTGAATATATATGTTCTACGAGTAGTGACCGAACTCTGTTCAAGTATATTTTTTTGGTCTCTTCTTCTAACTCTATATTTGCCAAATCTACCTCAAAATAATTGTAATATACAGTCATTAGTCCAAATACATCACTATTATACATGTATACGTCCATAAAATATGTATCCATATCGAATTCCATATCAACATTTGTATATTTCATTAAAATATCGGTTATATAATTGGATAAATAATAGAGATAATATCCATATTCAATCAGGTCATCATATTTCACTTCAGATAAATAGGTATCGTTATTAATGCCTGGAGAGAAAATCATCTTAAATAACATAATATTATCCACAGAATAATCATAATACCTAGATGATTTAATCAAGTATTCATTTATGACATAATTTCTAACATTCATAATATTAAACAATATTATCCCGTCTTTTACTCGCTGTAAAAAAACATTATAATTTAATTTGAATTCATTTGACAATATCATAGAAGAAAAAGGCGTATTAAATTGTAAAGGACGATTCATAATTTCCTCGGGAATCTTATTATCTTTCACAACTCCGGCTAATCCCCAATCAATAATACGTGTCTCTAGATGTTTATCTATCATAATGTTTCTATCCTTTAAATCGTGATGTATGACTCCAGCCTCATTCATTGGACGAACACCATATTTAAGTAACCGGATCACCAAATCATTTAATAAAAACATATTTTCTCTCGTTATTTTTCCATTACCCACAATCCAGTCATGTAAATCAATACCAGCGTCTGGCATATTCAGTATAGTTAGTCTATCCAATCGGTTATTAACATTCTTCTCACTTATGTTATAGCGTGTCAACGCGAAACATTTTTTATCAAATTGTTTCTTATCTTCATCATTCAGCTTATCCGGCTTACACATTTCAACATCTAATAAATAATATTGTTGGTGATTTTTTATGGTCGTTAATCTATCTTTTATTCGCTCAATCTCTAACATTTCCTGCTCTCCATGGCGTTCAATTGACATTTTACTAACTCCATCTATTCGAGTATCTTTACCTTTACATTTTAACGCGGGTTTAAATATACATCCAAAACCACCTGAAGCTAACGCTTCCCCCCCCGACCGATTTCTCGACCGATTTCTGGACATTTTTCTCTTTATAGTTCTATTGTTTCTATGATTCATTGTTCCATTATTCATTTATATTCACGAGAGAATTATTTTTTGTACAAATAGTAACCACCTATTAATAATCCTATGATTATTCCTCCAAAAATTAGCTTCTTTCTATATTTTATTTGCTCACGTAAGATGATTTCCTTTGGTTTATACAATTCATAATAAGCATCAAGTGATTCGGTTAATGTCATTTCATCTTTACCTAATTGAAGATTGATTTTATTATGAATAAAATGTACCCATTTTAAAAAAGAATCCTTTCCTTCTAAATACGGAGAAACTGGATATTTATCTAATAAACCACTAAATTTATTTCCTATTTGCGGATGAGGAATAAATATAGGAAGATTTGTGATGAAATCGTAATATTTTTTCTGGGTAACCTCGTTTGCTTTTAATGGATATGCCACTGCCATTGTCATTAATATAAACCAAAAATGAGGTCCCCATACATTAGGATCAAACATTTTTTCTGTCATTAATTAGAAACAATATAAAAAGATAGACAATTAAACATATAGCGATATGAATAATAAATCATTTAATTTTTGTAATAATTGTGGAAAAACAGGACATATATTTCATAATTGTAAACATCCTATTACAAGTATTGGTTTAATTAATTTTAGAATATATAATAATAAAATCCAATACTTGGCAATTAAACGTAAGCATAGCTTAGGATTCGTTGAATTTATGAGAGGAAAATATCCATTACATAATTACGAATATATAATAAATATATTCAATGAAATGTCAAGTTATGAAAGAGAGTTAATAAGAACGGTCACATTTGATGAGTTATGGAAATATTTATGGGGTGAACAATTTGGAATTCAATATAGAGGCGAAGAACGTGTATCAAGAGATAAATATGATGCTTTAAAGTCAGGGGTAGAAAATAAAATAGAATATAATTTAGAACAAATTCTAAACGAAAGTCATTCTATCTGGGAAGATACAGAATGGGGGTTTCCAAAAGGAAGACGAAATTATCAAGAAAAGGATTTAAGTTGTGCTTTAAGAGAATTCGAAGAAGAAACCGGTTATTTGAGATCAGATGTTCAGCTAGTTCAAAATATTATTCCATACGAAGAAATATTTACTGGTTCAAATATGAAATCATACAAACATAAATATTTTATAGGTCATATTGATTCTAATATTCAACCAACCCATACTTTCCAGGAAACTGAAGTAAGTGAGATGAAGTGGTTCAATTTTGAGGAATGTCTACAACATTTTAGACCCTATAATTTAGAAAAAATCAACATATTAAACAAGTTGAATCATGTTTTACAAGATTATAGCCTATATTAGGAATTATAGACTATATTAGGAATTATAGATTTTATAAATTATATTAATAAGATAGATTATATTAGTAATATATAAGTTATGGAAAAACCCAAAAGAAAACCTATAAAATTAAAAATTAAAACGGTTATTCCAGAATTGACAGAAGAAAACATTGAGACAGTTTTCAATGATAATTTTGAAAAAATAGATTTAGATGATGTTAATTACAATACTTTTTTAAACAATAAAGAAGTCTTAAATAAACAATTCATTAGTCAACATAACACCGATTTTTCGAATTTATATCCTTCTTTAGATGACAGCGTCTTCAATATTAAAATAGCAGAGAAGAAAGAATTCAACGAGACCAAATATGACGGTACTCTATATAATATTGAGGAGCAAGCAAAAAAGTTATGTGAGGCCGATTTTGAATTGGTGCCACATCAGTTATTTGTTCGCAACTTTTTAAGTTTTCAAACACCATATAACAGTTTATTATTGTATCATGGTTTAGGAACAGGTAAAACATGTAGTGCGATAACTGTCGCTGAAGAAATGAGAACCTATTTGAAACAATTAGGAATTACACAGCGTATTATAGTGGTTGCTTCGCCCAATGTTCAAGAGAATTTTAAATTACAACTATTTGACGAAAGAAAATTAAAATTAGTTGACGGATTATGGAACTTGAGAGCATGTACCGGCAATAAATATTTAAAGGAAGTGAATCCAATGAATATGAAAGGATTAACAAAGGAAAAGGTGATAAAGCAAATCAATAATATTATTCAGAATAGCTATTTATTTTTGGGATATATAGAATTTGCTAATTATATTGTGAAAAAATCAACCGTAGACGAAGAAGACCCTAAAAAAAACAAATCTGAGATGATAAGAAAATTGAAAAAACACTTTAATAATAGATTAGTTATTATTGATGAAGTTCATAATATCAGAATTAGTGATGACAAGCAGGATAAGCGCGTGGCCCAAGAATTATTTAAACTGGCTAAATACGTAGATAACTTACGTTTATTGTTTCTCTCTGCGACTCCGATGTATAATAGTTACAAGGAGATAATCTGGCTTCTTAACATAATGAATTTAAATGACCATCGTTCAACCATTGAAATAAGTGATGTTTTTGATAAAAACGGAAATTTATTAATCGGCGCAGATGGGAAAAATATTGGAGAAGAATTATTGAGGAGAAAAGCGACTGGATACATATCTTTTGTGCGCGGTGAAAATCCATATACATTTCCGTATCGCATTTTCCCATCTCTTTTCGATATTTCACATACGTTTAAAGAAATGGCTTATCCCAGAAAACAATTAAATGGCAAGGCAATTATTCAATCATTGGAACATTTAGACGTATATGTAAATGAATGTGGTTCTTTCCAAGAGAAAGGTTATAACTATATTGTTTCCAAAATTAAAGAAAAGGCAGGTAAAACCAAAGCGGGATTGCCTAGTTTTGAAAATATGGATTCATTTGGATATACGATATTACAAAAACCACTTCAAGCTTTAAATATGGTGTATCCTCATAAATTATTAGAAGGAGAAAAACCATTGTTTGATGCGAAACTGTTACTCGGTAGCGAAGGACTAAAAAGAACTATGAAATATACAGAAACGACCAATCCTCCTACTAGAAAAAATTTCGAATATAAAAATAAAGAGTTTGGAGATTTCTTTGCTCCCGACAAAATTGGAATGTATAGTTCTAAAATTAAAAGCATTACGGATAATATTATGAATTCGGATGGTATTGTTCTAATTTATAGTCAGTTTATTGACGGTGGTGTCGTTCCAATCGCACTCGCCCTAGAATCACTTGGATTTACCAGATTCGGCACAAAAGCCTCCAGTTTATTTAAAACGCCTCCACATAAACCGATTGATGCCAAAACATTTTTAACACGCGATGAAATGGAGAACCCATCTGATTTTTCACAGGCTACGTATACAATGATTACCGGCGAAAAAGCATTATCTCCAGACAAGGTATTCGATTTGAAAAATTTAACGGATGAAGATAACAAGAATGGAGAGAAAATAAAGGTAGTAATTATTTCAATGACTGGATCAGAAGGAATCGATTTTAAAAACTTGAGACAAGTTCATATCCTAGAGCCATGGTATAATTTAAGTTTAATAGAGCAGATTATTGGTAGAGCAGTAAGAACATGTAGTCATAAACAATTGCCGTTTAAAGAGAGAAATGTGGAAATATTCTTGTATGGAACCATTATGGCGGATGGAGAAGAAGAAGCAGCTGATTTGTATATTTATAGATTGGCTGAATTAAAAGCCGTTCAAATAGGTAGAGTTAGTAGAATAATGAAGGAATCCTCTGTTGATTGTATATTAAATATTGACCAAACCAATTTTACAGAAGAAAATATGAATACCATCGTTAAACAGCAACTATCAAATAAGATGATAATTGACTTTCCTATAGGTGACAAGGCAAACACCGTTTCATGTGATTATATGGATACATGTAATTTCAAATGTAAACCATTTAAGACGATAAAAGAAGAAGATATTAGATTAGACACATATGATGAAACATTTATAATCCTGAATACAGATAAGATTATTCAAAGAATTCGCGATTTGTTCAAAGAGAAATTTTTTTATAAAAAAGACAAATTAATTAGTGAAATAAATGTCGTTAAGAATTATCCATTGATTCAAATAAACGCAGCATTAACTGTGCTTATAAACGACCAGAATGAATATATTATCGATAAATATGATAGAATTGGTCATTTAATAAATATAGAAGAATATTATTTGTTTCAACCAATTGAATTAAACAATGACAATATTAGTGTTTTTGATAGAAGAACTCCGGTTGATTTTAAACACAAAGAAGTTAAAGTACCGATTCAAATGAAAGATGAACCTATATTGAATATAAAACAGAGTTCTAATATAATTGGTAATGAATCTAAAACAACAACAGAACAAGCTGGATTAAAAATAATAGAAAATATAAAATCCAATTACGAAACAGCAACAAGTACAAGTAATATACCTGTAATAAACCGTGGGAAAGACGATTGGTATGTATTGTTGGCATTATTAAATAAATCCAATTATTTCTCCACGAATATGGGCATGAGCAATGAAACGTATAAATCATTTATTATGGCGCATATTTTAGAAAATTTATCCTTTGGACAGTCTGAAGAAGTCTTGAATTATATTTATTTCAAAGATGAAAATAGATTAAATGACAATGAACGACAAATCAAAAAATACTACGACGAACATTTACTAAAAAATAAAGGAATAATTGGAATTATTATTCCCAAAGAGAATAAACAGTTTTTATTGGTAAAAGGAAATGAGAAATGGGAAAATGGACAACAAGAAGATTATACAGATTTAACTCCTGAACTAAAGAAATTATTGATAAAGACAGATGATTATAACGATTATGTTGGGTTTATAGGTAACTTTAAGAACGAATATAATATATTCAAGGTAAAGCATATGACAGATAAACGTAGTAAAGGAGCTAGATGTGACCAAGTCGGCAAATCAGAAACAATAAGCCTATTAAATACTATTATTGGTGACAATAAATATTCAACTGAGAATACAAAAGGCAAAAATAAAATTGAATTTTGTGTATTACAAGAATTATATCTACGACATTTTGATAAAATTAAAAAAAATGAGAAACGTTGGTTTTTAAACCAAAGTGAGTCTATACTTAATAATATTGAAAAGGTATCATTGTAATTATTCAACAAATGGTATTATTATTATAATTAAAAATTGAACAGAATTAAAGATTAAACTATAATATAATATTATATTAGTAATGGAGGCTTCAAAGATTAAAAAGGATTTGCGTAAGAAGAATGAGCTGGGTATATATATGAACTCCTTATTATCGCGTAAGATTCAAATATCTTTTAATAAGATAGGTAAGAATATTAAGGAGATACTTGAAAATTTAATCAAAAAGGAAATTGAAGGAAAGTGTACAATCGAAGGGTTTATTAAGCCTAATTCCACCAAATTATTAACTTATTCTAGCGGAGTCTTATTCGAAAATGAAGTCGAATTTGACGTAGTATTTGAATGTTTAGTATGTTGTCCGGTAGAAGGTATGCTTCTTAAATGTAACGTTAAAAACAAGACGCAAGCCGGTATTCGGGCTGTAACTGATGAAGAAAACTCACCCGTCGTTATTTATCTAAGTAGAGACCATCATTACAACAATAAATATTTCAACACAGTCAAGGAAAGCGACGAAATCACAGTTCGTGTGATTGGTCAAAGATACGAATTAAATGACAACCAAGTCAGTGTAATTGGTGAAATAGTTGAACCGAAAGTGGATAAATTTAAAAAGAAGCCTAGATTAGTTATTCAAGAAAACATTTAAAAACAACTGATATTATTATATAATGACCGATTTGAACTGTTTAAAAGAAAGAATCGAGAACTTGAATAAGTTTCATCAAGTTGAAATTTTAAAATTGTTAAAAACAGATGATACGTGTAGATTGAATGAAAATAAGAATGGAATTTTTATTAATCTCACCAGTTTAAATGATAAAATAATATATGAAATAGAGAAATACTTGGAATATGTTCAAAAACAGGAAACACAGCTAAGTGAAACTGAGACACAAAAGAGCATATTAACAAATACATTTTTTAAAGATAGTAAAGATAGTAAAGATAATAAAGACAATACATCTATTACATTAAATGCTGAGTTCTAGTCTGATTGAAGGTATGACAAAATATATGCTAACCTTAAAAAACATGTCTAATATTGATATTATTATGAACGAAGAAAAACCAAAAAAGCCGGTGGTCGTGTTGAAAAAAAATATTGCGAATATAAATGATATTTTTTTCCCAAAACAAAGAGACCCATTATTTTGGTGTTTTTACATCATATTAAATGATACATACGCATATGAAATGGTTCCTAATTTTTTTATTACTGAAAAAGAGACAAAATATAAATGGATTGAAGAGTTTCGTGGAAGAAAAGAACTATTTAAACCAATCAAGGTTAGTAGAAATACTGTGGAAGATGAATTAGCTAACGCAAAGGCCATTACGATGACTTCTATAAAGGCATTATGTCATTTAAAAGAGAAGAACATTTTTTATGTAGATGACAAGAAATATTACGAAATTATAGTGAATGATGAAAATCCGGTGTATCTTATTGAAAAAATCGAAGGTAAATTTGGATTAAAACATCAAATATCAAAGGAGAAGATTGATTATTATCGTACAAATTATTGGAAACTAGAAAATTTAGATAAACCATTAAAAGCGGTATCTAGTTATAAATCAGATGAACTCAAGGATATATGTAAAAGATTACATATTGAATCACATAGTCTGACGAAACCACAAATGTATGAAAAAATCTTGAGTAAATTATAATATCGACCGATTTGAATAAACAATCATAAAAACAACTAGAATAAATTTATTTAAATTAAAAATTGAAAACAAATATAAAATAATATGTTCAAGTATATATACAATATGCCTGAATTAAATTCACAGCAGCAATTTGATAATATCGTTAATAAATATTTAGAAAACGTTGCCAAAGTAGGTGATGGTGTTCCCGAATTTGAGATTCGTTTTGGAACACGAGGCATTAAGCCTATTTCTAAAATCGACTTTGACAATGTTATTCAAAAGCTAAAGTCATCCGGGTTTGAAATGCTGGATGTGAATGCCTATAGTTTAAAGATGAAGAGTCAATACTTGGATAAAAAGACAGGTCAGACAAAAGAATCGAATGTTCGCGTCGAATTAAATGGCATTCAACAGATTCAAAAATATTGTGAAACGAATACCCTGAAAAATTTAATGCCTACTTTTACGCAAAAAAATTATGCCATGGTGGATAGTAAACCAGTTTATCCGGTTGATATAGATGATTTTAATTTACGCGCATCCTTTCAAACTGAGAAAAACGTCTCATCGTATGGTGCTTTCGCTGAAAATATTGTTTCATCTTGGACAGAAAGCAAAAAGACTTTTCGATATCTGAATAGAACCTCGTTTATTCATAAAGATTTGCCGATTCGTTTCGATTTAAGTATTGTAAAAGACGGCGAAATGGAAGAGGTTGAATACAGAGGTCGCAAGAAGTATCAATCTAAACCCGAATATACAATTCAATCTGCCAAAGTATTTGACAACATAGAAAAATACGAAATAGAGTTGGAAGTTTTAAATAATAGTGTTGGTGCGGGAACCGACTACCCCAATAGTAAACTACTATCAAAATCTTTAAGGAAAGCAATCATATATGTGTTGTCTGGTCTACAAAATACAAACTATCCTATTCCATACAGCGAAATAAGAACGGTTGGTAATCAATACTTGAAACTCGTATATGGTAAAGAATACAATGAAAAGATGAGAATGAAACCCAAACTGTTTTTAGGGCCGTCTTCCTCTACTTTACAAATTTCAAACATTGCGCCTATTAATGATGATACTGTTATACCAAATATTCGTAACGATTATACTGTTACTGAGAAGGCAGATGGTATGAGAAAATTACTTTACATTAATAAGGATGGAAAAATATATTTGATTGATACAAATATGAATGTTCAATATACTGGATCGATGACAAAAAACGTTGATTTGCTTGAAACGATAATAGATGGGGAGCATATTTTACACAATAAAAGGGGTGAATTTATTAATTTATACGCTGCGTTCGATGTGTATATTGTGAATAAAAAGGATGTGCGTGCGAATTCATTTATTCCTCCTCCTCTCGATGATGAAAAAGAACCGGTTTTAACCAAGTATAGATTACCTGTATTGATTAACATTATTAAAAATTTGGGGGCTATATCATCAATTGCCGATAAACCATCACCATTGCGTATAGAAAATAAGAATTTTAAAGCAGAAAATAAAGATGTTAGTATCTTTCAATGCTGTAATACGATTATTGACCAGCAAAAACAGGGTCTATATGAATATGAAGTCGATGGTTTAATCTTTACTCCGGCCTATTTTGGTGTTGCTGCCAATAAGCCTGGAGAAGCCGGACCATTGACGAAGCCTAGTTGGGAACATTCGTTCAAGTGGAAACCAGCTGAATTTAACACGATTGATTTCTTGATTACTACCAAAAAGCATGTAAACGGTAGCGAAGATTTTGTTGGAAACATTTTCCAAGAAGGAAACAATGCCGCAGCCTATGAACAATTATCTCAATATAAAACATTGGTTTTGCGAGTTGGATTTGACGAGAAAAAGCATGGTTATATTAACCCATGTGCGGATGTTATTAATGACAAACTACCTAGTTTTGTTGATGGAGATAGAGGAGTTGAACGTGAAGAAACATACAAGCCTATGCCGTTTTATCCGACCAACCCATTTGATTCTGACGCAAATATATGTAATATTATGCTACAATCCGACGAAAGTGGTAATAAACAACTATTTACAGAGGAAAAGGAGGTGTTTGGTGATGGTATGATTGTTGAATTTAGATATGATTTTACGCGTGAGAACAAATGGAGATGGGTACCATTGCGTGTTCGTTATGATAAAACAGAAGAGTATAAGAAGGGGTTTCCACAATATGGCAATGCTTATCATGTCGCCAATAACAACTGGCACTCTATTCATAATCCAATTACAGAACAAATGATTCGAACGGGTGAAGATATTCCGGATGAGTTAGGAGACGACGACGTTTATTATAATCGGGTATCTGGACAATCTAAAACCAGAGGTCTAAGAGATTTTCATAATCTGTTTGTTAAAAAATTATTAGTAACTGGTGTGGCAAGTAAGGGAAATACACTCATTGATTATGCTGTTGGGAAGGCTGGTGATTTCCCCAAATGGATAAATGCCAAATTATCGTTTGTATTTGGTATAGACATTTCAAAGGATAATATTGAAAATCGTATTGATGGTGCTTGTGCTAGATATTTGAACTATCGCAAAAAATTCAAGGTAATGCCCAACGCTTTATTCGTACACGGAAATTCTTCTTTTAACATTAAAGAAGGGGACGCATTATACAGTGACAAGGCGAAACAAACAACCAAGGCTGTATTTGGTGAAGGACCAAAGGATAAGGACAAGTTAGGTTTGGGTGTATATAAACAATATGGTAAGGCGACTGAAGGATTTAATATTAGTTCATGTCAGTTTGCGATTCATTATTTCTTTGAAAATAAAAAGACGCTTAACAACTTCTTAAGAAATGTCAGTGAATGTACCAAAGTGAATGGATATTTTGTAGGTGGCTGTTACGATGGAACTGCTATATTTGATTTGTTGCGTGGAAAACCGGCTGGTGAAAGTGTATCTATTTTGGAAGATGATAAGAAAATCTGGCAAATCACAAAGGGATACGAAAAGGATACCTTTGAAAACGACGAAACCTCATTGGGATATGCCATTGATGTATTTCAAGAAACAATCAATAAGACATTCCGCGAATACTTGGTTAATTTCGAATATTTGACTAGGGTAATGGAGAATTACGGATTTGTATTATTGACCAGAGATGAATGTGTTGAAATAGGAATTTCTAATAGTGTAGGTTCATTCCAACAATTATATGGACTACTTGAAAATGAGGTTAATCGATATCCTAACAAGAGAAATGATTATGGCGATTCGTTAAAAATGACCCCCAAAGAAAAACAAATATCGTTTTATAATAATTATTTCATATACAAGAAAATTCGCAATGTAGATACAAGAGCAGTTTATAATACAATGGTTGGAAGTTCTAAATTTCAAGAACAACTGAATAAACAAGACGAAGAAGATGCTGAGAAGGTTGCCGAAAAAGAAGAACAATTAATTAAACCAAAGGCTCCTAAAAAGTTGACGCGTAAGCTTAAGTTGGTTCCATCTAGTAAAGATAGTCAAGAGAGTAAGAGTAGTAACACTGGTAAAACTGGTAAAACTGGTAAAACTGGTAAAACTGGTAAAACTGATTAAGAATAATAAGACCATTTAAAGGTTAGAAATGCGAGTAAGAATTAGAATTATGATAGTTACTGTATAATAAAAACAACATAAATATATTTTTATTATAATATTTATCATTATGAGTTATTTTTTATTACCAGATATTCATACTAATATAGATAATATACATATTCGTACAAAAGACGAGGACAAACTATTTATTAGTTTGACATTAAACAGTTATTTAAATAGTGCTAAAAAGCAAATAGATGAAAACTATGAGCAGTGGGATTATATTAAAAGATATACAAACCCATATGAATTTATTCATACGGTTGTTCCAAATTGTAAGTATTCGGTTAGCAAAATGAAACCATTGTCGCGGTCTTTTTATAAAATGGTAGAACTGGTAAATATGTTTCAGTTATTTGATGATTTTAACGATGAACCCATTAATACATTTCATTTAGCCGAAGGCCCTGGTGGATTTATCGAAGCAACTGATTATTTAAGGAATAACCCAGAAGATAAATATTACGGAATGACTCTAATTAGCAGCGACCCGAATGTTCCTGGATGGAAAAAAACGAATAGTTTTTTAGAAACACATCCAACTGTCAATATAGAATATGGAGCAACTGGAACAGGTGACCTATTAGATGTGAATAATTTGAAATATTGTAATGAGAAATATAAAAATACGATGAATATTGTCACGGCTGATGGGGGGTTTGATTTTTCTATTGATTTCAACCAACAAGAAACCTTAGCTAGTAATTTGTTATTAGCACAAGTTAGTTTTGCTATTTCAATGCAAAAAGTAGGAGGTCATTTTATATTAAAGATTTTTGATATATTTACTAAAACTACATGCGATATTATGTATCTATTGTCTACGCTATATAAACAAGTATATCTAGTGAAACCATATACAAGTAGATTAGCCAACTCTGAGAAATATATCGTATGTAAAGGTTTTAAGAAATACCCCAGATTATTGATTAGTAATATTATTAATACATACTCATCACTAAAGACGACCGAAGTCATTACCGGGATTTTAGATTTTAAGTTAGATTATTTCTATGTTAACAAGATTGAAGAATATAATGCTATTTTTGGACAACAGCAAATTGAAAACATTAATGCTACTTTGACTTTAATTTCTTGTAAAAACAGAAATGAACGATTAGAAACATTGAAAAAAAATAATATTCAAAAATGTT